TTCTACCCCATCTACATTAAGTGAACCTTTGTAATCAGGAAACTTGGCATCGTCTTTCCTATCGTTCTTGAACAAACTTCCTCGGTTTGTATTGTCGTATTCCATATTAACCTTTCGCTTTCTTAATTGCGCTTCTTACATTACTTGGCATCAAGCCCCACAAAGCTACCTTTTGGTCAGCTTCTAGGTTTTCTTGTTCCAACCTTACCCAAGCTGCCTTGGGGTCTTTCTCACAAGTAGCAATTAGTTCAACTGCTAACTCGTCAAGATACTTTAGTATTTCAATAGGTAACTCATCTCGTATGCCTTGTGCTGGCGTGATGATTACTTGGTCTTTGATAGGCGCAGAAGAATCCAGAGCGTCATGCTCAACGATTTCCATAGCCGTGACCCACAGGTAGCGTCTGGTGTATGTCTCGACTGCACCAAGGTTCTGGATAGGATGGCAACCTTTAAGGTTAGCTTCTGCCATTGGTGATGTGATAACAATGTTTGTGCCATCTTCTACGTCTGTGATGGTCAAACTAGCTATCTCTGAATCGTAGGAGACCACACCACACAATCCAACTTCAAAAAAGATTTCATTGATTGCTGGCATAAAGTCACCAAGTTCAAAGTAACTGTAACCAGCAAATTTATTGTGTCCTGACTTTTTTAATTCTCTGTCTTGCAACATCAATCTTGCACGCATTAACTTTAAATGTACCATTTCATTCTTCCTTTAAGTATTCTTCAATTAGTATTTCTTGGTCTTCTTTATAGAGTTCAGTAAATTCCATAAAGTGATTCTCTGAACAACAACTCCATCTGTCACCCTTGGTTTCTAGGCAATAGCAACAGTATGTCGTGTGCGATAAATCCTTGATTGCATCTTGTCTGGTAATCATTGGATTCTTTCGATAGGCTTTGCTACAAGCCATTTGTCACCCAACTGGCGTACTGACTTCACCCATTGCTTTTGATAGCTTCTAATGACCTCTGGAGGGGCATCATAGGTGCGGAATATCTTACGGACATGGGTTAGGTAGTGTGTGTTCATTAGCCTCTCCAAGCCAGTAGTACACCGATACCGCCAAAGATAACGATGGCTAATACATACTCAACTAGCGTCTGAATAATCTTACTTTTCATCTTAATTTCCTTAAAAATACCCACTTACGTTTTGTTGTGGGCTGACGTTAGTATATCAAACTTAACAGACTATTTGTCTAGGTGCTTTCCCTAAGTCAACATTTTGTTGATTTTGCTATACTTCTTGGATGGACAAACAAACTGCTATCACACTTGCTGGCTCACAGAGTGAGCTTGCTAGAATCCTTGGCATAACTAGGGCGGCTGTCTTTCTCTGGAAGAACATCCCTAAACTACGCATTTATCAACTAAAAGAACTCAGACCAGAGTGGTTCAAATGACACAAGAAGCAATCATCAGAGCATTACAAAACGGCTCACTTACATCCTACCAAATGGAGAATCTAACAGGCATACCTAGAACATCTATTGTGGCTGCTTGCAAAAAGCTACACCACAAGAAGCAACTTACCTATGAAAAGATTAGGAGTGGGCGTTCTTGGATTTCTAGGTACACGCTAGAGCCACACATGATTGAGTCCACAAAAGCCGCCAATGATGCGCCTCTGAATAAGCTAAACCCATTTGACATTCGTAATGCCCAAGGTATCTTTACTAAGGCAGAATATGCGGTAATGAACTCGCAAGCCAGAAGACTGCTTGGTAAATCGTTTTCACAAGATATTACAAACAATCAGTTTATCTAGTATAATTTTTTGAAACACGGCTAAGTACGAAGTCATGAGCGTACTGAAAAGAGAAGTCTCCCCTCCTGCCGCAGTTTCTTTTTGGGAGAATTGGAACATGAGACAGCTATGCACTATTACCAGTTTAACATTGGTGACTATCACAGTCACACTTTGCACCTTTCCGAGATTGAGGACTTGACCTACAGGCGGTTGCTTGATTGGTACTACCTACATGAATCTCCAATTCCCAACGACTTAAATGAAGTAGCTAGACAGATTAGGATGCGTTCGCATAGCGATTGCATTACGACTGTATTGCTAGAATATTTTGAGCGCACTCCAGACGGATGGGTTCACCATCGTGCTGATAAGGAAATTGAGAAGGTTGGCGAGAAATCTACTAAGGCAAGCAAGAGTGCCAAGATTAGATGGGATAAGGTTAAGGATGCGAACGCATTGCCAACGCAATCCGAATGCAATGCTACACAAGACACAGAACACACTACACATAACACAAAAGAAAAGAAGACACTCGGCAAACGCCTCGCCAATGATTTTAGTATGCCTGATTTATGGGGAGAGTTTTGCGAGAAAGAACGCCCTGACCTTACTCCTATAAAAGTATTCGAACAGTTTAAAGATTATTGGGTTGCCCAAGCAGGTCAAAAGGGTGTCAAGCTGGATTGGTTTGCTACTTGGCGTAATTGGGTGAGAAGCACTAACGCACCTAAACAAAATCCCTACGATGTTGTGAGGCTCACAGTTGCATCAAAGAATGAGCCTGACCCTGCGCTAGAGAAAATTAAAGCTGATGACAAAAAGGCAGTTCCTCCATCTTTAGAAGTTTTGGCAAAGATGGCGCAATTGCGTAAAGTAAATGTATGAACAAGGAGAATTTAAATGAGTTGGCTCTTTTCGCAGGCGCTGGTGGGGGAATACTTGGGGGAAAACTTCTCGGATGGAGAACAGTCTGTGCAGTTGAGTGGGAACAATATCCCGCAAGCGTACTGTGCGCCAGACAAAATGACGGAATTCTCCCGCCTTTCCCAGTATGGGATGACGTACAAACCTTTGACGGAAAGCCGTGGAGAGGAATTGTTGACGTTATATCTGGAGGCTTTCCATGCCAAGATTTATCCGTTGCGGGGGGGGGGGCTGGCCTTGACGGAGAACGAAGTGGATTATGGAAAGAGATGGGGAGGATTATTGGCGAAGTTAGACCTAGATACGTCTTTGTGGAGAACTCCCCAATGCTCGTTAATAATGGACTCGACAGAGTGCTTGCAGACCTTTCCAAACTGGGGTTTGATGCGAGATGGGGTATTGTGGGAGCAGACTATGTTGGCGCACCCCATAGAAGGGAACGATTTTGGTTGGTGGCCCACTCCCGTAGCTTCCGATTACATGACAGGCCAAATAAACGGAATAACTTATACAGGCAAAAGATTTGTGAGAACAAGTCACAAAACTGGCACGGAGTTTGGGGCGAAGCTAACAAGTGCTTATCGACTGATGACTGGAAATCATTTGCCAGCGAATTTCTCGGAGTGGATGATGGGATGGCCTCAAGATTGGACAGAGTTAAAGCCTGTGGGAACGGACAAGTTCCAGAAGTGGCAGCAACTGCGTGGGGAATCCTAAATGACTTTTGAATGGCCTACAAATGACTCCAGCAGAATTAGAACACTTCAAGGACTCAGAAGCGAGAGAATGGATACGCAGGTTCAACCAAAAGAAATTGACGATTGGCTCAACCAAAGCGTTGCTCTGGTGGCAGGGTGTGTGCGTGGACTTGGAACGAATCAGAGGAAAGTCAGATACTTTGCTTTTGAGGGACAGAATGACGAGGTTACGAAATGAGGAGAGCAGCAAGAGTTGATGCCAACCAAGACCAGATAGTTTCTGCCTTGCGTGGTGCTGGCGCATACGTCTGGATTATTGGCTTACCAGTTGACCTTTTGGTTGGCTACAAGGGTCACACCTTTCTGGTAGAGATTAAAACGGACTCTAAAAAGCGTTTAACGAAGCTACAAACAGACTTTTTCGAGAATTGGTCTGGTAGTACCTTGGCAAGAATAGATTGCCCAGAAGCAGCATTAAGAATGATAGGAGTAGTCAAGTGAAAGCACCTTACAAAGCGATTGAGTTCATCATGGAAAACGCTTCTAAATTTGGTGAAGCTAAATCACAAAGAATTTACTTAGAGTGTTTTTTAAAAACAAAAAAAGCATTACTAATGAAGGATGCGTTAGCCAGAGGGATAGATTCTGCGGTTGCCCAAGAGCGTGAAGCCTATGCCCACATTGAGTATGCTGATTTGCTTAGAGGACTTATGGTTGCCATCGAGAAAGAAGAAACTTTAAAGTGGATGCTGACCGCTGCCCAGATGAAAGCTGACATTTGGAGAAGTGAGCAAGCTAGTGAGCGTCTTGGCGTAAAAACGACAGAGTAGGTATAAACACCTAGTAGATATTGTGTTTAGTTTGCTATACTTCAGTCAGCCCAAGCAATTCGCAAGGGTACTTTTAAGGAAACTAAGATGAAATTCGAATTTGACACAACTACTGGCGAAGGCTCTGTAATCGTTACTGTCGTGATGACATACGAGACAGACGAAGAAGGAACTTACAACGAGAACATTGATGAAGTCTGGTTTGAAGGACGCAATGTCATGGGAATCTTTACTGATGCTCAGTTCAAAGAATTAGAGATAGAAGGCACAATGAGATTATCTAGCCACTTACTTGCAGAAGCTGACCATGCCAAGATTATTGCTTACGAACATGAGTAAGTTGTGGGAGTTAATTCTTATTGGGCTGACTGCTTTCTGGGCAGCAGTCCTTTCTTTACTAAGGTTTTGGTATGACTGAACTAAGTTTATTTGAAAAGGCAATGGGCTGGCGCAAACGTCAAATGGTTACAAGCCAAGTGGACAGAAACGAAATAATCGAAAAGATACGGAATGATACTCTTGAGGAAATAGCTCAAGAATTTGACAAGATGAAATCATTTGGTGATACATCTCAAAGTTTTGCTACTTTTGTGCGGAACAAGAAAGTATGCCCTCCGTGTCATGGAAACTGTAACCAAGGCAGAAACTGCCCTGCACGATGAACAACAGACCCAATAACAGGGAAAGACTCCACTTAGCAAAGATTAAAGAAATGCCTTGTGGGGTCTGTAATGCTTCTCCTCCAAGCGATGCACACCATATTGTTCAGCATAACCAATACTTATGTATTCCTTTATGCAAGGATTGCCATCAGGGGTCATTTAATGGCATACACGGACAGGCTAGGATTTGGAAGGTTATGAAGTTAGATGAGATGGATGTTTTAAATTTAACGCTTGCAAATCTTTTCAGATAGCACACAATGGCGTTACCAAGTTGCCATTTGGTTTTTAAAGAGGACTTGTTCCTCTTTTTTTTGTGTGCGATAATTACACAAACTCCTAGGGACACCTATGTCTGGATTATTAGAGCCATCCGTAAAAATTGAGATTGAGATACAAAGCCAAGAGAAAAATGGCGAAGCGTGTCCAGTTGCCACAGGTGACATATCTGTCAATCTTGAGAATCGTCAAAAAGCCATTGATAAAGCCAACTATGGCCCAATGAACCCTAATGAGCCAAACGCTGGCTACTGG